CGAACTCTTTGAGGAACCTTCAACCTATGAGGATGATGATGACGAATAGTGAATGGTTGGAGGTTATTCAATTTACTTCTCATATGTTATACATGTTTGTGGCATTTATGTGCGGAATTATCATTGGATATATTGTAGGAATTAGAAACGGAGGAATGTAATGAATAATTTAATACTGTCTTCAATTTTAATTTTTGGTACAATAATAGTATTTGTAAATTGGGGACTTAATAACGCATATCCACAATGAAACATACATTAATCTTAACTTTATGTTTTCTGCCATTGGCAATTATCTACATAATAATGAAAATATCATTGTGGTTGTCCACAAGTGTTTCTGAGGTCAATTATGTCAGAGAAGATACCAAACGACCACACGGACCCTATGTGGATAATGCATATGGAGATGTTGATGAAAAGGAAGAAAATTATTGAAACTAAGGAAATTATAGAAAAAGCAATCTTTGATTGGTATTTTGAACGTGGGTTGGATGTTCCGAAATGGAGGATTCAAAAAGACCCACAATGGTGGATTGATTATTTAAAGGAACTTGACGGGGATAACGAAGACAACGACGATTGGTAACTATGAAAACAATAGTAATTTTTGGAGCAACAGGAGATCTTTGTAGAAAAAAGTTGATACCAGCACTTTATGAACTCTATAAAAGAAAACTTCTACCAGAAGATTTTAAAATAATTGGTGCATCACGGACTAAGCACAGCAAACAGAGTTGGTTGCATACTTTGGGATCCTATTCTGAGGATTTTGTAAGAATTTTAGATTATGTTTCTTGTGATTTAAGTGATTTAGAATCACTTAAACTTTTGCCCTTAGGTGATGAGAATACTTATTTTCTTTCTGTTCCACCAGAAAGATATTCTGATGCTATTCTTAATCTTAAAATGTCTGGTCTTGTAGATGACCAGGATAATACTAAGGTTGTTATTGAAAAGCCCTTTGGGTATAACCTTAACTCTGCAGAAGAACTTCAAGAAATTGTTTCGTCAAATCTTCGAGAAAAACAGGTCTATCGTATAGACCACTATCTTGGAAAAGATACTGTTAATAATATTCTGGCAACTAGATTCAGTAACATTCTTCTAGAACCTTTGTGGAATCGTGATTATGTGGAGGAGGTCCAAATTTTTGCAACTGAAATTATCGGTTGTGAGGGTAGGGCACAATACTATGAGACTGCTGGTGCGGTCAGGGATATGTTGCAGAATCATATGTTGCAATTACTTGCTCTAATTGCAATGGAAGCACCTTGCAAAAATGATGCAAAAGAAATTCGTAGAGAGAAGGTCAAAGTTCTTTCTGCTGCAAGATTGGGAACAAAATTGGTTTGTGGTCAATATGCAGGATATCGCAATGAGTCTGGAGTTAACGGTGATTCGCAAACACCAACTTTTGTTGCTGGAGACATGTATATAGACAATTGGAGATGGAAAGGTGTTCCTTTTTATTTTATGACTGGCAAGAAACTTCCTGTTTCTTGTGTGGAAGTTGTAATTAAATTAAAATCACCACCACTTAATTTGTTTGGTGAGCATGAACCAAAAGATAGAATCGTAATGAGATTCCAACCAGACCCACATTTTGATATTCAGATTGATATTAAATCCCCTGGATTGGATGATAAAATTGAAACTGCAATTTTGACTCATAGCTACCCAGAGGGTGCAATTGATGGGTATGTGAAACTTTTATATGATGCAATAATGGGAGATCAATCACACTTTGTTCATTCGGAAGAAGTGTTGGAATCTTGGAGAATTGTTGATGATCTTCTTTGTGTTGGGGAGCAGTGTCCAGTAAATACAAGACCTTATAATTATAATTTTGGTACTTGGGGTCCACAAGAAGAAATAGAAAAGATTACTAAGTGGGATTATCCACTCAAACTTGTTTAGGAGGGAATTATGAAAGTAGGATTAATTGGATTAGGTAGAATGGGTGAAGGAATGTCTCGTCGTATGATGAAGGCAGGAATAGAAGTTTGGGGTTATCGTAGAAATTATGAAAAAGCACAAGAAGCTTATGAAAAGGGATTTGTGGATGGAGTTACAACTACTATTGAAAATCTTGTTAAAGTAGTTAAGCAAAATAAAAATGGTGCAACTCAACCAGGAATTTTCCAAATGGTTGTGCCCGCAGAAACTGTAGAGGAGACGATTAATGAGTTACTACGATATTGTGGTGAAGGAGATATTATTATTGATCATGGCAATAGCAATTTTAAGGACAGTCGGAAGAGAGCAGAACGCTTGGCAAAACTTGGTATCCAATATATTGATTGTGGCACTAGCGGTGGTGTTTATGGTCTGGATCGTGGATACTGTCTTATGGTTGGTGGCGGAGATACTGCGGTCTCCACTTGTTCAAGCATTTTTAATGCCCTCTCCCCAGGAATTGACGCTGCCCCCAGGACTCAATTTGACTCAGACATAACTTCTGCCGAATATGGATGGTTGCATTGTGGTGGTCCAGGTGCTGGACACTTTGTAAAAATGGTTCATAATGGAATTGAATATGGTATGATGCAAGCATATGCCGAAGGATTTAACATCATTAAGAATGCTAATGTAGGTGCTCAATATGTCAGAGAAGGAGATGCTGAAGTTGCTCCAATGGCAGACCCAGAATCCTATTGCTATGATATTGACGTTGCTGAGGTTGCTGAGTTATGGCGCCGTGGTAGCGTGGTTGGGTCTTGGTTACTCGATCTTACTGCTGATGTGCTACGTGGGGATGGTCAGCTTAAACAGTTCTCTGGAGGCGTATCCGACAGCGGTGAGGGTCGTTGGACTGTTTCTGCCGCTGTGGATCTGGGGGTCCCCGCTCCTGTTATTACTACTGCCTTATTTGAAAGATTTAACTCACGTAATCTTGGATCATTTGGAGCAAAAATCTTAAATGGAATGCGTTATATGTTTGGGGGTCATCACGTTAGGTGATTAAACCTGTCAGTTCCTGTGCCCTTGACAAACCCAAGAAAACGGCGTACAATGACAAGGTAATTTTTGAAACCTATGGCAACCTACAAAATTTGGGTCAGCTCTGGCGAAGATTCTTTTGCTAGAACATATTTTAATGAGCTTGGGGCAGTCCAATTAACTCAAGAACAAGTCGATAAGTATTTTACTTTTGACGAAGATGGCAAAATTGAATTTGATCAAGATCTTATTGCTGAAGAAACTGATCGTGACTGGAATGATCCTGAAAAAGATCTTCCCACATGGGATGACATCACAGATGGGTGTCTTTGCTGGGGTCCTGATGTAGATGATCAAAACATTGGTGTCTGCTTGGCAGAAGATGAAGAGAATCAAATCTGGGTCAAGCCTATTTCTGCTTTGACATATTACACAGCAGAGGATATTGAAAACTCTCTTCATTATGAAGAAGATCCTGGTAATGCTATTGCTTGTATTCATTATGAATTAGAAGATTCTGATGGCGTGTGGATTGTTTATAATTCATATGAACGTGGTGGTTACATTGGCGAGTTTGAATTGCCTGATGGCGAAGAATTTGACCCCGCTAAATTGATTGTCAACCTTACCGAAGTTGCTGAGTCTTGGACTGTTGTGAGCGGTATGGAATATAATGGCGAAGATATCTATTGTGATGGAGACACCATGGGCAAAGGTATCGATTGGTATGTTTATCATAAAGGAAACCTTTATAACTTTAAATAAGTTTAAGCACTTGACAAAATTCTCTAAACCGCTTACAATACAGTAGCGGTTTTTTCATGCTTATGATAGAAACATCGGAAAGATATATATTTCCTACATTTATTTACGAATCTATAGACAAAGAATTTTCTTACCAAAAAGAATTGATTGATTCTTGTTATTCTTTGGCAACTATTTACCCATTGTTAGCAAGACCAAGATCTAATGTAAATGGGTGGCAAAGTCCAATGTTTAATTATAATAATGATCCATTATTTTTTAAAAGTAATATTTTTAAAAGTATATGGAATCAATTTACTCAAACTTCCAAGTATATTGATTTGAAAGATGAGTATTGTTTTTCCTTGAAGGAAATATGGGTAAATATAAATTATCCTGGATCATATAACTTATCTCATACCCATCCTTTATCATCTATTTCTGGAGTTTTTTATATTAAAGTTCCTGAAAATTCTGGTGGTATTGTGTTTCAAAATTTATTTGAAACTAATGCTGCTATTCCAGCTTTTAGTAAAAATAAAGAATTATCAATTACCGAAAAAATTAAACCAGAAGAAGGAAAAATGGTTCTGTTTAATTCTTATTTACCTCATTACGTAGAACAAAATCATTCCGATGATGATAGAATAAGCATGTCTTTTAATGTTGGGATTTCAATTAAAGAATCTTTTAACGCAAAACAAAGAAAAATTAAACACATTTTTAATCATTAATTATGAACATTCACATTTATAAATCACCTGGCTGTGGATATTGTGTTAAAATTATTGAACTTATGGAAAGAGCTGGAGTTCCTTATCATTCAACTGTAGTTGGAACTGATATTACTAGAGAAGAATTTAAAGAACTTTATCCAAAAGCATCAGGATTCCCTTACGTAATTGTTGACGATGAACCTATTGGAGGATTGATAGAAACAGTTAAACTATTTGTTGAGAAAGGTTTAGTAAGTTCTAGAAAAAAATGAATAATGATAACGAAACTCCAATAAATAAAGGTGTGGAGCTAATGCTCAGGAGGGTAGCGAAAGAACCAAAAAAATATGGTCTTCAAATACTTAAAGAATTCACCCTCCACCGAAAACAATTCTTATTTAAATTTGAATTTACCTGGAGGAATTTAACCTAACCAAGTCGCTCGGAGAATTTAAATGGAATCACCTACAATACTCTTTTTTATGGCGTGTTTTGTAGTTCTATTTTTGATTGTTGGAATTATAGCGGGTTGGTTTATTAACGACATTGTTTATAATTTTTATAACAAAAATAATTCTCCTCAACTTCACCCTGAAATGTATGATGACGATGGAATTGTTATTAACGAAGAGCTACTCTCAGTAAGATTTATTGACGAAGAGGAGGAAGAAGAAGAGGATGATTATTATTGACATGAATCAAGTTATGATTAGTAACTTGATGGCACAACTTAAAAAGGATGAATTGAATGAAAATTTGGTTCGTCATATGGTTCTCAGAAGTTTAGTTTCCTACGAGAAACAATATAAAAACGAATACGGAGAAGTAGTATTAGCTTACGATAGTAAGCATTATTGGAGAAAAGATTTTTTCCCATACTACAAATACAATAGAAAAAAAGATCGTAAAAGTTCTGGTCTCGATTGGCATTCTATTTTCGATGTTTTGAATAAAATTCGAGACGAGATTAAAGAATATTTTCCATACAAAGTTATGGAAATATATGGGACAGAAGCAGACGATATCATCTCCGTATTGTGCAGACACAAGAAAGCGAAAGAAAAGATTTTAATTCTTTCTGGGGATAAAGATTTTATTCAACTACATAAGTATCCTGGAGTGTTTCAATACAATCCAGTGATGAAAAGTTACATCACATCAGATAATCCGTATACTTTTATCAAGGAACATATTATTAAAGGTGATAAATCAGATGGCATTCCTAATTTTCTTTCCGAAGATGATACGTTTGTCAATGAAAAAAGACAAAAACCAATTAGCCAGAAAAAGTTAAACGTTTGGGTTGATCAAGACCCATCAATGTTCTGTAAAACCAAATCTGAAATTGATAATTACTATAGAAATAGAACTCTTATTGATTTAGATTATGTTCCCGAAGAACTAGAGCAAAAAATTCTTGATCAATTTAATAACCTAAATACAATTGTAAAACAAGTTCCTTTAGAATACTTTCGGGAACATCAATTAAATGATTTGATGGAAGTATTCTATTTCCGTAGTTCATCGCCATTTAAAAAATGAAACTATTAATTTCAGAAGTGCTCCAAAAAGTGAGCAATGCCAAAACCAAAGCAGAAAAAATCAAACTACTAGATGAGCATAATACACCTGCTCTTCGTTCTATATTCATCATCAACTTTGATGAGAGTGTAGTATCTATGCTTCCTGAGGGTGATGTTCCATACACCCCTAACGATGCTCCAAAAGGCACTGAGCATACTGTTCTGGAACAAGAGTATCGTAAGTTGTATCTGTTTTTTAAAGGTGGTAATTCTTCTATTAACCAAACCACTAGAGAAAATCTTTTCATTCAACTTCTTGAAGGTCTTCATGAAGAAGAAGCAAATCTTCTTGTCTTGGTGAAGGATAAATCTCTTGGTAAAAAATATAAAATTACCCGAGCATGTGTAGAAGAAGCGTTCCCCCAAATCAAATGGGGAGGTCGTAGTTAATGAAGATTCTCCATCAAAATTGTGATCCTGAACTAGCAAACGATAGAAGTTTGCCTTATACAGCATACATTGTGACATATGAAATCGATGGAGCAATTACTTACGACATAGTAATACCCCATAATAAGATTGAAATATTTGATTTTTATTGGGATAAATATCGTGAAGGTTTAAAAGAATTTAAACAGGCAGAAGGAAGAGTAAACCCAAAATTATGGGGTTATAAACCTAAAGAAGAAAAAAAGAAACGCTAATGGAAAGTAGTACTAAAAATACATTTTGTATTCAATATTGGAAAGTATTGGATCCAAAAGATGTTAAAGTTCTTCGAAGAATTAATAAGAATGGAACTCCAGTATCCACGAAAAAATATTCCGAAGTATTCTTTTATACTAATTTGAAAGATGCTATTCCTGATGCCAGATTTTTGATGGAAAATGGTTATGATATTAAAATTAGAAAATGTTGTAAAGGTACTAACGATAATTTTTGGCTGATGTAAATGGGAAAACATTACTTATTAAATCTGTACGGCTGCTCGTTGTCTTTACTTGACAACGAGTTTTTTCTCTGTGATCTATTGGAGAATGCTGCTGAAGCATGTGGTGCTCATGTGCTTCAAACTATGTCACATCAATTCAAACCTCAAGGGGTGACAGCGATTTGTTTGCTTTCCGAAAGTCACATTAGTATTCATACATGGCCAGAAAAAAGAGAAGCGGCAGTTGATGTATTTACTTGTGGTGATTCGGAACCTAAAATTGCTTGTGATATTATTATTGAACAACTTCAAGCATTAGACTACAGGTTAGAATACGTAGTTCGGTAACAAAAGATACAAAATTAATGTGATAGATACTATACGTTCATCCCTCATTGGGACGGAAGTAGGGAAACCGAAGGAACGCTCTTTAGCCTAAAAATTAAGGAGAAATCCCATGTCACAAGCAACATATCGTGGTTGTCAGTATAACACTGACACACCTAAAGAAGAATATCGAAAGTGGTATTCACAAACTCATGCTCCAGCACATCCACAGAATACTTATCGTGGTGTTGCCTACCGCCCATGTAAGAATCAGGAGGTAGCACAGTGAGTTGGTTGGAAGTTATTCGTAGACGAATTCAAAAAGAAAAACGTTTGAAACAAGCACAACTTGTAATGGCAATGAAATGATTTTGAGGGGTTGACACCCCTCTTTTTTTGTGTTATGATATGAACAAATCTGCTGAGATTCTATGGCATCTTTAAAGCGGGCTACTAAAATGCTTACTAAAGCATTAGATAACCCAGTATACACACATGATCAACACGTTGAAATTCTCAAGCGTCGTCATGAAATTAAGAAACTACGTCAAAACCTACAAAACTATGAGCGAGCAACCCGTGGATTTGGATACAACATCGACCCAACTATCTTTGAACAATCAGTCAGTGAAGTTAGTGACAGTGACTCCGAAAGCGGAGGAGACGATGGCGTATGTAGCGAGGGTGAGCAACCCGAACAACCAGGAGAACCCGAAGATTTCGGGGCTGCTTAAGTATTGTATTGAACATGGTCACTGGAGTGTCTTTGAACAGGCACACATGACCCTGGAGATTAATACTACTCGTGGTCTGGCAGCTCAAATTTTGCGCCACCGTTCGTTCACATATCAGGAATTTTCACAACGATATGCTGACACTAATCTTCTGACAGAAGAGATTCCTTTGCCAGAACTTCGTCGTCAAGATACCAAGAATCGTCAGAACTCTATTGATGATCTTGATCCTGAACTTGTGATTGCTTTCCAGAGACGAATGAAAATGTTGTTTGCTGAAGCACAAGAACTATATGATGATATGCTTGGTGCTGGCGTGGCAAAGGAATGTTCACGGTTTGTGCTTCCTTTGGCTGTACCAACAAGAATTTACATGACGGGATCTGTAAGGTCTTGGGTACACTATATAGAATTACGCTCAGCAAATGGTACTCAAAAAGAGCACATGGAAATTGCTGAGATGTGTAAAGAAATTTTCTCTACACAATTCCCAACTGTTGCCCAAGCTTTGGAGTGGAACTGATGCCTACCTACCCTGTAATTCATAAAGAAACTGGAGAAACCCAGGAACTCTATATGTCAATGAAAGAGTATGATCAATGGAAAAAAGACAATCCCGATTGGGATAAAGACTGGTCTAAAGGATGTGCTGGTGTCGGAGAAGTTGGAGACTGGAAAGATAAAATGAACAAAACCCATCCTGGATGGGCTGATATTATGAAGAACAAGGTGGCGAAAGCTCCTGGTTCCCGTGTCAACTGGTAATTTTACAATAAACAATTATGCCCCGAGCAAGAAAAAGAAACACCCCTGATATTGCTGGTATGAGCACTAAGCAAATGAAAAGGAAGAAGCCAATTAGTTCTGATTATCTTTTGAATGTAGAACCTCTTACAGATAATCAGCGTATTATGTTTGAAGAGTATGGTAAAGGTCAAAACATCTTTGCCTATGGTGCTGCTGGAACTGGTAAAACATTCTTAGCTTTGTACCTTGCTCTTCGTGATGTTCTGGATGAGCATACTCCATACGAAAAAGTATATGTGGTACGTTCACTAGTCGCCACTAGAGAAATTGGTTTCCTTCCTGGCACACACGAAGACAAAGCATCACTTTACCAAATTCCATATAAGAATATGGTAAAGTATATGTTTGAAATGCCTAATGATGGAGCGTTTGATATGCTCTATGAAAATCTAAAGGCACAGGAAACTGTTAGTTTTTGGTCTACCTCATTCCTTCGTGGCACTACGCTTGATAAAGCTATTGTTATCGTGGATGAATGCCAAAACCTGAACTTCCATGAATTGGATTCTATCATCACTCGTGTTGGTGAAGATACTAAGATCCTATTCTGTGGTGATGCTAGACAATCTGACCTACAACGTAGTAATGAACGTTCTGGCATTATTGATTTCCAACGTATTCTTCAACAGATGAAGGAGTTCTCTTTAATCGAGTACGGTGTTGATGACATTGTTCGTTCCGGTCTTATCAAGTCTTATCTAATTGCTAAAATTAATCTAGGTCTCTAATGAAAATTTTTAATCATGTTGGTCTGATTGAACCAATTGAAATGAATACTGTTATGATTGAAGGTAGGAGATATTATAATACCCCTACTGGAAATAAACATAAATCAGTAACCACCGTGATTAGTAACAATCCTGAAAAGCAAAAGGGACTTGCTAGGTGGAGAGAAAGAGTTGGGAAAGAAAAAGCTCAACAAATCTCTAGTCGTGCCGCCACTCGTGGTAATCGTTACCACAAATTAGTAGAGAACTATTTTAATAATGAACATAATCCAAATCTTTATAAAGAATATCCTTTGGTTTGGATTATGTTCAATTCCTCACGGAAAATTCTGGACAACATAAATAACATATACTTACAAGAAGCTGGATTATATTCTGACTTTTTAGGAATCGCCGGTCGTGTAGATTGTATTGCTGAATATAATGGTAAACTTTCTATCATTGACTTTAAGACATCGGCAGAAGAAAAGAAAGAAGAGTATCTCTACGATTATTACGTTCAAGAAATAGCATATGCTTGTATGCTTCAAGAACTTTATGATATTAAAGTAGAACAACTTGTTACTATTATTGCTTGTGAAAGCGGTGATACTCAAGTAGTTATCCAGCCCCCGAGAAAAGAATATTTTATTAAGTTACAACAGTATATCCACGAGTACGAACAAAAATATGAAAGAAACATTGGAGGATAAATTTATGACAGCTGCGAGATTTTCGCAGGAAGTGGAAAAGATAGCTCACGAAAACTCAATGAATTATATTGATGCTATTGTTCACTATTGTGAAAAAAATGAAATTGAAATTGAATCAGTACCTAAACTGATTTCAAAACCACTTAAAGAAAAACTAAAGTTTGATGCTCAGAAATTAAACTTTATGAAAAAAACATCGAAAGCAAAACTTATGCTTGTTTAATTATGGGAAACTTTTTTAAATCTGAAATGGTGAGAGGGGACCTTCAAGAAATGGCAGAACTTCAACAGTT